GGGATTACCACGATTTTCTGGGAGGTGGGTCAATAATAGACCGAAAAAAACACCAATTTTAATAACCAGTAAGATCAGGAATGCTGACCTCGAAACGTGTATATAGCTATCTTACGACACTTATACCCACCTCGAACAACATACGGATCGTCCTCTCGCGAGGATAAACTCATATATTGCTTAAGGCCTCCGATATCCGGAGCATCAAGCGATTCAAGCACTTCGTACGACCTAGGAAAACGGTCACACTTCGAAGGCTGGATCGGCCCGACAAACTTACTTTTCCAATCTAAGCGCCTCGATTTTAACTGAGGTGCCTGATAGATTTTGTAAGCGGGATATAATCGGTCTCCCTTTTCACACTTTGCAGGATCCGTTAAAGGAACCTTAATGATTGTGTTAAAGTTGTAACCGTCTACTGTCCCATGAGTGCGCTCTTGCTTTTTAGTGCGCTTCACAGGAAATAGGTCTCTTTTTGCATCAAAATCGCCGACTAGATGCCCATCCCCATAACCATCTGGTCCATAATTCATGGATCCTATGGCCAAAGGAGCTTTGATCGCACTAACAAAGTGTTCATCAAAGAGACGTGCACCGCGGAAATCCTTATTCAGGAGTCCAACGACACGCGCATCAGTCCAACGGTCTTTTTTGTAAAAAGGGCGTATATTGGTACCAAGAAAGTAATCAGCACCACATGACTCACGAAATGGACCTTGACTATAAGATTTGTCGTTATTCACTTCAAACCCATAGAATTTCAAGGCCATAACCAAGTCCTTGTAGCATGTAGATGGGACAATAATATCGTCACCATACACACTAACAAGCGCAGTGTCGGCGTTGTTACGCTCGCAAACAACTAACGCTATGGCATAGAATATAAGGCTCTCGAGTTCAAAAGTGAAACCGTTTCCCATAGAGGAAAACATTTCCAGCTCGTGTTCCCTACCTTTATACTTCACCGTACCGGTACGTAGAGACCATAAAAGGTCAAACCACGTTTCTGGGCATGAGTGATACACCATAAGCAGTGCTTGCGTATTACTCGCATTACGAACGTCAACAGTCACTAGGTCATCTGTTAAAGAACCTAGTAAAGCTAACTGTTGATTACGCGTCTGGTCATAAAGATCACAACCAGCGTCGTATAAACGCTCCTTCATGTATTCACCTACACCCTTTTGATATGGTGTATTAACGGTGGGTTCCATTAGGATAGTTCTTTTCGTTTTTGCATTCTTGTTTACCGAAGAAAGGCTTCCAGGCACTACTTTATACTGGGAGTTGTGAGCAGCCCAATAAGCAGGAGTATCCGTAGCAACAATGCTTTCAATGATTGTTGCAAGTTCCTTCGAACACGTGGGCTCCGCGTCTAATTTAAATCGCGGAGTAGTTCTTTTTCGTACAGTTGCACTTGCACCGGGGCCGAAACCAATTTTCAGCTCGCTCAAATCTGGCACAGGGCCTAATATATCAGTAATTTTCCAAAGGACTTCAAAAACAAAGTTTCCTTCGCAGGTAAACAATTTACCTGACTGATAAAGGTCTGACCAGCGTTTGTTCGTAGCTCGATTTTGGATTTCGGATGCAGCAAACCCAACCCACATTGCGCGTTCAGTGTCACAGATTTCCAAATCAGCGTCTTTGCTATAAAAAGCAAGGCACTGACGGGCATACTGTAGATCACGGATTGCGTAAGAGGCATCGTAGGTTATTGCATACGCACAGAGCGATTCAATATCTTCGTCAGCGACAAGTTTCATCAGGTCGTCAGCGAACATACCGGCACGTTGTGCGCAGTAAAAAGCTAAACGCCGCGTAAACGCGGCATCTTGCTTTCTACTCCACAAATCAAAAAACTGACGTTGTTTTAATGTTTTCATACACATAATCTTCTCCTTTCATGGATATAGATAAACACAGTTAAGTATGGTTAGTACGGACGCACGGAATCATGCAGAGCATCAGTTACCTGAGACACTGCAGTGAGACCACGTGAGTACGCAACTAAATCTTTACGTTGCTGTGTTGCTGCACGCAATGGCATTATAAAATCTTGCACGGATGCAAGACTGTAAGCCAATTTTGGTGCTGCTGTGTAACCGTCAGCGTTGTTTCCGGTCGCAGTTTCAAGTGCGAATACCTGGACCTTCACACGAATCTTCTCAAGAGCCGCATTACCTTTAACCCTTAGGAACGCCATCGAACACAGAGTCGCAGCAAGAACTGATGAAACACCAGATTCTCGCCAAACGAACTCGTCTCGGCTGTGCGTTAAGGGAACAAATGTATGCGACACAGGAGTAGCTTGTGCGTCGGTCAATGAAAAGCCAGCAATGGCAGACATAGGAATTTCCTATAAGATGTTAAGATTAAAATAAAAAGCTCGGGCCATAAGCAATGCCCTAAAACTTTAGTTGTTTACGTATACCATCAGTGGTGGATGTTAACAAGGCAAAAGCGTTGAGAAGATGTTCAGGTTGTAAAGCCTTCTTCATACTCTTAAACGTCGGCACAGGTAAATCCACAGTTCCGGTAAGGACACGATCACGTAAAAGATATTTTTCCTTGCGATAGAATTGCGAATCCGATAGTATGATATAATCAATACTATCCGCGTTTCCCGCAAATGAAAGTCTTTTTTCGATCACGCGAGTACTCCATAAATCTCCTATATTGAAGCTGCGAAAGTAGTCAAGCCCGCCCAAGTAGTCGCCAATTGGTAAGAACCAATCGGCTACAAAGGACCAAGGCATAACCTCCCAAGCAACTGATAGAGGGTCATTCAAATGGAACTGCGTAGAAGTCGATAACGGTGTATTATAGTATGCTCGGTACTCAACGCGGCACGTAGTGACGCGGAAGAGTTTTATACCAGCTATTGTAATAACATCATTAGCGATGGTTTTACGAGTTGTTTTAACGCGCGTAGAAAAACTCCCATTTAGCTTCACAGCTAATGATTGCATAGAATCGTGCACGTCGCTAATTAAAGGACGCCAACCGTATTGCAATTCTAAAACAGCATCAGATAAATTAGATGCAGTTAGAGGCTTTCTGTTTTTCTTCGAGAGCACATGCCCACTATTAACTTTAACTCCTGTTATCTCTTTTTTGGCTTTATACAAATTGCCATCACGTAGATAATGTAACATCTTTGCAATGCGTGTCGCAGTAGTAGCAACCAAAGCAATAGTTTGTCGGCTCTCGCCAACAAAATTACCTAGGTTAAAATCGCTACCACGCGTCTTAGCAGCAGTTTTGTTAATTAACTTGAGCTCATCATTACTATCCCAAACTTCCGGGAGGTATTGAATGATATCACCAGTTAATTGAGTTAACGCAGCTTTACGAACATCAGAATGCCCAACTTGTAAAAAGTCGTGCAGATGGTCGTATTGGCTTTGAATAGTCATTTCGTATCGATGCTCTAAACCTTCAGGTTCGCCGTTCTGACGATCGTTACCCATCCAAATCTTATTGTATTTATCCCCAACTTGGGTATAACCCCAGTAAGACTCGACGACGTGTAAATTATCAGCTGTACGATTACCTTGCGTCATTGTACTTATTACTCCTCATACGTAAAACGATCACTAACTAGTAGTTTCGCAGAAAAAAAGAATGCATTGATCATACAATTAAGATACTCATCGTAGGCAACTAATTCAGCATCACTAAGTGTAAGTAGTTTAGAATCGCATCTAATTGGAACGGAGAGATGTTGATACTCCGTAACAAGTTTGAGGTGACTTCTAATCCTATCTCGCACATCGCGTTGACTAAAATCAGGAGCCACGCAAGTTCTTTCAATGTACTCATCAAATGTATCCATTTCTGTTCTCTATAGTTAATGTTCGATTAGAAACACGTGCAGTTCAAGTTCTTTTAGGCGCTATATGAAGCAACTTCTCCACAGACTCGCAAATCAATGTGAGATCCTGAGTAGTAAGCCGCTCATCTAGCATATCAATACTTATGGGGAGGGTTATACCTCGTTCCTTAAGCAAGATATAGACTACATGCAAGCGCAATAGTATGTCGAGACGACGAAAGTCGAATGGAATATTCTCCCATGCAACCAACAACGGATCAATCGGTTTATTGTATTCTGGCATAATAATCACCTTAAAAGAAAATGAACCCTAGCATCACAACACTTGGGCTTCCATCAAAGGGAGTTCTTCTGTCGTGTAATGTTAGGT